CAGCTGATTACGCTTCACATAACGTGAAGTGTCACTCTTTATGGAGGTGCCATGAGAAATAGGTACCGTGGTACGACTTTTGGTCCTTATTATAAATGGACTAAGGCTGGTAATCCACCGGTAGCTAAGACGTTTGACTACACAGGGGTTTTCCCCTATGGTGTCACTCAGTCTATGAGCGATGTCGTCACAGCTAAGTTCACTAGAAAAAGGAACAGCGGTGATGTCATTTGTTCACCCATGACGACGAGCCGTATCAACAAGCAGTCGTCTACTGTAGAAGTGGCCTCCCCGTTTGGGGCGCCGCTATACACAGTAAGTGGGCATCTCGCGGCAGCTTGCGCCTACACGGCAGGATCCGGGAGATATCGAACGCTCCCAGCAAACGCCGGTAGGACGCCTGAAGAAGACAGATATTTCTGTCTTGTAAAGGCGTATGCGAAGATGAATTCGACACCTGTAAAGACTCTTCCAATGCTTGGAGAATCTATGCAGACTTTTCGAATGCTTCGCAGCCCGATGAGAGGCCTCGTGAAACTTCTTAAACGTGCAGTTAAAAGGAATAAACGCGCGTTGAAGAAGCTGGCCACATCGAAGAAGACTGTGCTTGGTGCGAAGACCACAGCAGAAACGTGGTTAGAGTACAGGTACGGCCTTATGCCTCTGCTAATGGATATCAACGGAACATTCGTCGCCGCATTTGGGACGAACCCGTGGAAATCCATGAGGCGTGTAGCCCGGCATGGGGTAACGCAACAATACGCGCTACCACCGACGGGAGGTGTACGTTCGCTTGGTTATGGCGACGTATCGTACCTGGTAAGTGACTTTGTCAATTATCAGGCGTCAGCTGGGGTCATCTACGATGTCGTAGGTGTACCAGGCTCGTTAGACGATATTCAGCAGCAGCTAGGTTTAACCTATGCTAATGCACCGTCTGCAGTCTGGGAATTACTCCCCTATAGTTTCGTCGTAGACTGGTTTATTTGTGTCAGCGATTGGCTCGAAGCAATTCGGCCTCGCGCAGACATAAAAGTACTCAGTTCCTGGTCTACCGTTTGGAGCCGTGAAGTCCACGAGTATAAAACAACTTCGTGCAAATTCACAAACCCTTATGCGGGAGGCAAGGCGTACTACGTACCTGCCGAAACGGATTGGCTCTACGAGTCGATCTCGATTGACAGACGTGCTCCAGTTTCACTGATGGGACTTCCACCAATGCGGGACTTCGGTCTTAGCAGCAACCACATCCTCGATGGTACGGCTTTGTTAGCGCAGAAGATTTTAAATAATCTGCGTCAACTCCGGCACTGATCGAGCACTCTACAGAGGAGAACAATATGTCTCTTGTAAATGCAGTCGTATTAACTGGCACTACCGTTAGTGCAACGGGTGGTACCAATGTAACGTTCGCACCGGATGGTGTGACTGTTGCGAATGGCCTTCATCTCGTCGTGCCTGCTGACACGTACGACGTGAGACGACAGTTGACTTGTAAAGTTAAGACTCCTGTCGTGAATGCCAAGTTGGGAACGTACTCTCGTGACAAAAAGTCCATGACTTTAGTCATTCCGCAAGTTAACCGGATGGGAGCGTCGGGTATAACGTATTGCGCATAGAGCGCGAGTTGTATCCCGATGTCACTGATGCTGCTGCACTTGATCTGTGTAAGATCGGTGCTCAGCTGCTCACTGACGCTGACTTTACCAACTTTTGGGCGTACGGGTCTTTGGTATAACATAACCCGTCCTCTAATAGAAAACAAACTAAAGAGGTGCATTAATGGAAATGCAAAAGCATTCCACGGAGAACGTCATGCTCAACTTAGCTACGACGCTCATAAGGGACTTCCAACAGCTTCTCAATGATCCGTTATGGTGTGCTGAACTTGCTAAGGCTTTTCGCCAGCGAGATATCAGACTCATAAGGGAAGAAGCTGAAGCAATCGAACCAGCTGGAACGGTCGTCGAATTTAAGACGATGTACCAGATGAAATCGTTGCTCAAAAGATTCAGATTTCAGGATGATATCCATTCTGTTAAAACATTGACCGACGAAGCCGTAACAAGCTTCGTTGGACGTCAGAATAGACTTCGCACTTTTGAATGGCCCGAGGATAGGTATACCCTCAGGGCTGTCCATTATGCTAAAGACTATATCAAGCGGATCCTCGGAAGTTACGACTCCGAGGAACATTGTTGTCTGTCTCAGTTTGGAAGTCGGGCCTCTGTTGGAGTCCGCGCGAGTATGGCTTGTGAAGCCGCTCGTTGGGAGCTTCCGATTTCGGGGTCTGAGCAGCAGGCATCTTGGTTCGTCAATAACTATCTACCCTCTCGGGGAGAACAGTTAGAGGCGTTTATGATTGGTTATATCAATCGCCAGGCGTCAGCAGGTAAGAAATTCCTTGCTGATACTGCTGCCCTTAGAATGACTCTAGTCCCTAAAACGTTTAAATCTCTACGTTCAATCATGCCAAATACGACACTGGGTAGTCTGCACAGTGACGGTATGGGCAGAATGATGGCGTTGAGACTAAAGGAAAATGGCTACGATATACGACGGCTTCAAATCGTACATCGACACCTAGCCCGGCGGGCATCCATTAATGGATGTTATGTAACCGCTGACCAGTCTGCTGCAAGTGATAATATATCTTGCCGTCTGGTGAAAGCCCTGCTGCCGTCTGACTGGTTCCAAGAATTATTGGAACATCGGATAGGACATGCAATCCTCCCTGGCTTGAAGGAATCCATTGAAATGGAGACCTTCTCAACTATGGGATGTGGGTATACTTTTCCTCTGCAAACGTTGGTGTTCCTGGCCTTGCTAAAGGGTATCGATCGCGCTTACTGTGGCGGTCGGTCCCTTATCTCAGTTTATGGTGACGACATGATCTATGATCAATCACTTCATAAACACGTGCTTAAGATCTTTCCTAAGCTCGGGCTACAGATTAATGAATCTAAAACTTTCTGTAGTGGCAATTTCAGGGAGAGCTGTGGTGGTGACTACTACCACGGTGAGGACGTTCGGCCGTTTCAACCTAAAACGGCCGATGCTGTGACGAAGCCTCAAGATTTTGAGGCTTTCCTGTATAAACTGATTAACGGTATATTATTACGTTGGTCAGAGTACAGTGTCCCGCAGACCTTGACGTACCTACTTTCCGAATTACATACAGTGCGTGAGAAGTTTCTCATCGTACCTTGTGATTTCCCGGAAGATGCAGGAATCAAGGTTGACTTCTTCGACTTGCCATCTTTCTTGGATGGTGAGCCTTTAGCTTCTGTACGTCGTGTTGGCGCCTGTGTCAGGTTTAATTACCTGGCACTGAAGCCTAAACAACGTGTAGAGTCACGCCATGAGCCTTATTATTGGCGTATGCTAAATGGTTGCCGGAATGAGGATATTGATTATTCCTCTTCTAGCATTCGTGCATCCATATCCAACTTGCAGATGCTAATAAACTCTGCCACTGGTGTGGATGTTAGGGTTCCGGTTTTACGATCGGTCCCTAGGGGTGAGGGGCATGTTGTCCAGAATTCCTTTACTGGACGCATCGTCGCAGCGCTCGAATCAAGGTATGGTATTCCATACACTGGTTCGTACGCATTGAGTCGTAGTCTATCC